GCATGTTTCTTTCCTTGGAGCAGGATGGGACGCCCATCAAGACCCTTGAGAACATCAGAGGCTGACTTCTTATTGACCATGTTGAGAAGATCCTCAAGCCCAGGAATTGCTTCAAGGAACTTGGCGCGGATTTCCTTCCCCAGTGCTGCTGCCTTCTTGTCATCTAGGGACTTGTCCAGGGACACCCCGATCTTCTTGTCGGAGGCTCCATAGATGAAGGCATACGTTAGGGTCTTAACGTCCTTGCGTGAGCAGCCAACTCGATCAGCATTCTGTTGATGAATGTCCCCATTGACAACAACGTCAGCAAAAGACCCTCCATCGAAATAAGAAAGATAATGACCAAGCATACGAAGCTCCAAGCCAGAAGCATCCGCACCCACCTGAGCCATGCCTTGACCCGGTAGAAACAACTTACGGCAGCGCGGATCACTGCTCGTTTGTCCAAGATTGGGACGTGAGTGTGCATTACGACCTGTGTTGGTTGCGAGTTGACATACGTGGTGGATACGTCCCTCTTTAGTGACTACCTTGAGCCAGGCATTGGCACCATCAGAGAGCTGTCCAAGGGCTTTCTGTAGTTCAAGGATACGAGCAAAGATCTTAGCCTCTTCCGTATCAATACCCATCAATACTCCTTCATCAATCTTGGGTCGGCCACTGTCGGTAAATACCTCAGGTTGCCATCCCCTCCACGTCATAAAGGCCCAGCCGATGTGATCACGGCTTGTTGGATTGAACTCCTTAAGCTTTGTGAATGGAGCATCCTTGATGTAACCACGTGTTGCGTTGGGACGTTTGGGTGTCATCTGTCCCCCATCAACATACGGAAAGGTTTCCCGCATTTGATCTGCTAGTTGATCCATCTCTGTTCGGAGAGTGGCTTCTAACTTTTGAGCAGCAACAACATCAAAGGGCCAGCCAGATACTTCCTGCTTAGCCATGATCGTGGCCAAGTCATGCTCCAACCGTATGGAGTCTTCGTACCTCGTGAGGCGTTCCTTCTCTGCCATTAAGTCAAAGACGGAATTACAGACGTGAACATCCTGCTCACAGTAATCCTCCATTTCTTGGGACCAGTCAGCCCAGTCCGTGGTCTTACCAAACTCACCTTTGTAATCGCCAAGTCGGTATCCCCAAGATTCCAAAGAATGTCTACCGTATAGTTTTGCGGGCATTCCAATGGGCTTTTTGCGGAAGTCCCTAGAAAGAATGTCCGGGTAGAACATCCTGCTGAGGATCAGTGTGTCGAATAGGGCGGCTTTGGTTTGGAAGAACGGGTAGATTTGCTGTATAACTGGTATGTCAAAGCCAACAATATTATGGCCGATGAGAACATCAGCCTCTTGGAGAAGGGTAATACCATTGGTTACAGAATTAGAGGAACCTGTGTCGTTAAAGCGAAACACCTCTCCAGTGTCAATGTCTTTAGCGACAATACAGTGGATACAGTCAAGCCCCTGACGGGGCAGGCCATTAGTTTCAATGTCAAAGAGAAGTCTCATTGTTTCCCTCCAACTCATTAGCTAACATGTAAATTTCTAAAATAGAAGGCTTATGAGAAAGAAGATCCGCAGCAGCTCGCAGGGCGGCGGCGATGTTGCTGTCGGTTATGTCATCGTTGTAGAGGATGCCATTCCAGAATGCGTCGCACACCGCTTGCGCGGCAGGAGATAGGTCAGTCATTAGGACCAATTGCCGGGTTCTTCCCGGTCGAGAAGTTCTTGTGTCTCGGCGGATGGTGTGCCACATTCTTCGCAGAACCAGCCACCAGGAATCATTTCACTGTAAATGAAAACGTTCCATCCACACGTAATACAAACCTCATCAGAATCCACATTCATAGTCATCGTCATCAGTTTTGGTTGTTGGCTTGAAGGCAGTGGTGAGGTCTTCCGTCATTCTACCAGTAGATCCGTTAAACGCAATGGTTCCAGCCTGTCCTGTCTGCCCGTTGAAACGGTTCTTTAGGACTCGGATGTTGGCCATGTTGTCCCCGGCAGAGAGGTTCCGCTCAAGGGCAATCACCATGTCCGATAGCTGAACGATGCTGTGGCTGCCCCGTAGCTGGCCCAGGCTGACCTGTTGACCATCCTCGTGCCCCTTGTCACCCTGAGGGCGCTTTAGGTGGCTGATAAGCAGCATCCCAATGCCAGTCTCCTCCACAAAGGAACGGAGTTTGGTCATGGTTACATCAATGAGCTTACGTTCGTCATGACTCTCATTGCCGGACATAAGAATAGATAGGTGGTCCAGAATAATCCAACCAACTTCCTTGGCAAGGGCCATAAAACGACAATCGCTAAGAATGCTGTCAGGATCCACAGACCCAAAGCCATCACGTAGATATACGCTGCCGGTGCCCAAAGAAGCATCAAAAGCCCTCTTAAGATCTCCCTCAGGCAATTCATTGTTTAGATGAAGGGGTTTGTTGGCTTTGACCGACATCAACCGTAGAGCAGTGCGTTGAAGGCTTTCCTCAAGGGCAATGTAACCAACCTTCTCGCCTTGATCGACAAGTGATTGAGCTATCTCACCGCAGAAGGTCGATTTCCCCACCCCTGATCCGGCTGTGATCGTGACCAATTCGCCCCTTCTAAGACCACTAGTGAGGCCGTCAAGAGCAGTAAAGGGCCAATTAGCATCCCGACCATGAAGAGGCCGAGTTGCGAGGGTAAAGAGGTCTCGTCCATCAATGACGGTCTTTGGACTAAATGGTTTCTTGTTCCATAGGACAGCGGAAGTGATTGCTTCGTAGTCCTTGGCGATAAGGGCTTCATTAGCATCCTTGTAAGAATCAAGCCTGGCAATGAATAGTCGATCATGTGGGAACAAACTTGCACAGTCTTGTGCTGCCTGTTGCCCAGCATCATCGTTATCAAAGAAGAGGATAATTGATTCAAACCCCATCAGCCACTTCAATTGATGTTGAAGGGACTTCTTGGCCCCTGCTGCTCCATTAGGGAGACTCACAACAGGCCAGGTCTGACGCAACTGGAACACGCTAAGGCAATCCAGTTCCCCTTCGGTGATGACTATTTCCTTGCCACGTCCCCATAGCTGTTGGCCAAATAGGGTGTGATCTTCGTTCTTACCTGTCCATCGAAAGTCCTTCTCTGCGTCCCTACTCTTGAAGGCAACCAGTTGGCCAGCCTGTGAGTAGTACGGGAAGCGGAGAGTCTTGGAGTCGTGGTCATATCGAACGTTGAACTTCTTCAAGGTATCTTCCCTAAGGTTTCTACCCTTGAGAGGAACAAAGTCCCCAGTAAAGTTCATGAGAGGTTTGTGAGAAACAGTGGGTAGTGGTGTATCGTCCCCATGTTCGTAGTGGAGGCAGGAAAAGCAATGCCCGTGTCCGTCAGTATAACGAGCAAGGGCATCACTACTACCGCAACTAGGACACGGTTCGTGCCTAAGAAACTCGCTCTCGGAGTGCATGTCGAACCAATTCAGCAGCGTTGGTCATTGAAGCATGATAAGCCATCCAGTCTTCAAGCTCATCAATAATCAACTTGGCAATGTCATCAGGAGTGATGTCCTTTGTATGAACATAATCCAGGCATTCAACGAGGGTGTCAGCAAAGTGCTCACCGAGTTGCTTAAGGATTTGTTCCTTAGTTGCCGTTGCAGTTGAGATCATCGAACCAATCAAGTGGAATAGCGTGTGCTGGTGCCCACAGGAAACCATGCTTGTCTGCCCACATTCCGTAGGTAGTCTTGCTGGTCTTTGTGAGTGTGTTGTGGGGCTGTTGGAAGACAAGTCGAATATCGAGATGAGGATGTTGCTTTTTAATGGCTAACATCTTCCTCCGATCCTCTGGTTTGAAGTAACCCTTGGCTTCCAAGATAACCCCATTGGGCAAGATAAAGTCTGGTGTATAAACAGCAGACAGGGTGTAGTTAAGCTTTAGAGTTTCGTATTCAAACTGGTGCCCATTCAGTTCAAACCACCGTGCCAGCTTTTCTTCTAGTCGGCTACGGTACTGTGGCATTATCCTGCCCTAAGATCCTCTAACCAATCTTCAAGGTTCTGGATCTGTCTATCAAGTTCATACCGTTTGGGTTCGGTATAATCATACATAAACAGTTCCTCTTGAAGTTCGGCAATGCGTTCCAAGACTGCGTACTTATCCATGATCAGAAGGGTACGTCGTCTTCATCATAACCAACAGGGCCTTCCCCTGGATCCTCATTAGGTTCAAAACTAGGGCTACCAGTCTTAAAGCCTTCCGACTTACCAAAGAGAGCTGCCACGCTGCTTTCATCCAAGCCGCCGCTATCAGAACCTCCGCCGCTAACCAGCTTGAGAACCTGTGCGCCACGTACCTTGAGGGAACAACCCACCTTCGCTCCGAACACATAAGGCTTCAGATCAACGATGAGTTTAACAACAGTGCCCTTCCAGATCTGAGTATCGAGATCAATCGGAACACCATCGGTATCCACCCAAGGGAACATGGGGCTGGAGCTGTCACCACCATACGACACCTTTACCATTCCCTCTTCATCCCACTTAGGGAGTTCAGCAGAGAAGCGCTTGCCTGCCATCTTGTTCTTGCCCCACTCAAGGGCCTTCTCATAGACAGCATCAAACTTAGGAATCTCTTCCTCAGGAATGCGGAACCCAATGGTACAGTTGTTGAACTTACCAGAAGGAACCAAGGCGTTGATGTACCCCTCAAGGGTGGTGGTGATAATAAAACGAGAGTCAGACATTTTTGGTGATTTGTTCGTGGGTAGCGAAAAGAGAAAGATGATCAATCAAGTTGTCATCTAACAGTAGGTCAGCCTTGGTGGCCAGGTACTGGACGTACTCAGGTATCCAAGAAAGACCATACTCAATGTTGAACTGTTCAGCCAACTCCAACGCATACGCATCAGAGGGGATGATGAAGTCCATCAACAGTGCTTCAGTATCAGTCATCCGTAAGAACACCTTCGATGTTGCCATAGGTTTCATCGTAGGCTTCAAGACAACCCATTGCCTCACTACCAGCAATGGCTTCCAATAGGAAGGTACATTCAGCAAAGGTACGACACAGAAAGTCAGTAAAGGATTCAGTAATGAAATCCTCTTCCTCACTCTCCTGTTCTGCTAGCCATTCTTCTTCGTAGTTCTCCACCACAGAAGTGTGAATGCCAAGCCGTTCAGCGATGTCGGGAATCGAATAATCCATCAGCAGAAGAAATAGGAGGATTGTTGGACATCGTTGATGTCAAGCGTATTCAACATGACACTCTCATCAAAGTCAACCCCCAGTTGCCTGGACCAATCCTTAAGAACTGGCTGTGAGTAGATCTCAACGAACTTGTCCCTGATCGCACTGCCCATGTCATCCATGTCGCAGGAACGACCCAACACGCAGTCATGTATCACAGTAAAGGGCCTGTCCCATTCAGCAAAGACCAGATGAAGCAGAGCAGCATCCAGACTGTGAATAAGATTAGGACTTGCTGCTGTTTTGGCCTTTTGTAGGTCAATTGTTCGTTCTTCCCATTCCTTCAATAGTTCACAGCGTATGCGTTGACCAAGCAGTTTGGTATTGATCCTCTCTGCTTCGTTGCGACGATACTCTTGAACAACTGGGAATCCAGATGGAGTGACCCATTCAATTGTTGTTGCCCCTGATTTGATACGTTCCCCAGCAGACTTTTGGATAAACTCCATCGACCGACAAGGACCATCAAATACTTTCCTCACACCATAACGGTAGATAGCCTTGACTATCTTTTGTAACTCACCCTTCTCAAGGGGAACCCCCTTAAGTTCCTGACGAATGTAATCCCTAGCACTGTTCTCCGTTACCCCGTAAGGCGTAGTCATAACAGTGCGTTTGGTTACTTTTCTGGTGATGTGATCGTGAAGATGCTTAGGAAGAATTTCCTTAGCCTTTTCAGCAACAATCTTGTACCCGTCAGAGGGTTTGTCAGTGGGAACAACATTAACCATTTCAGCAGCAGTCCTATCCAATGCCAATGCTGACAAATGTTGAAGACCAGAACAAGTAGCATCAACAGACACAGGAAGACCAGAAGTCTTCTTGATTCCTTTGATAACACATTGATCATACTCCAACACAGCAGCAATAAAACACCAAGGTTCTTCTACTGATGACCACTCAGAGATTGTTCCCTCAGGATCATTAGCAAGATGACTCAAGAAATCATGGTTCTTAA